CGACTCCGTGAGCTTCCTGTCGTTCTCCATGCCAAACGATCTGCCGAAGATCGACCCTGACGCTAAGGGCCTATTCCAGTACTTCGGGCCGCTGCCTGACTCTGCCGAGTACCAGGTAGAAAGCATGCGTTGCGCCGAAGGATGGGGCCGCTCTACGAACAGAGGAGGGGTGAAGTGACCGAATTCGAGGCGTTCATTGCGGCGATTGATCGTCAACTGGCGCAGTTTCCAAACAAGCTGGTCGGAGCAGTACCCATCGCCACGAAGAACGCAATGGAGCTAGTGCGTGAGGCTGCCAAACACGCCATTGAGGATTCAGCGAACAGCGGAGACGAGAAGCATGGATAGCCGCTGGCGGTACATCTTATGTGGGATGGCCATATCGATGGCTATCACTGCGTTCGATCCACCGCAACATAAAGGCCATGCATGGTTGGGCGTTGGGCTGTGGTCTCTCATGGCGTGGTGGTGCTATAGCGCCTGATGTCGTGTTCGCTCGCGGCGAAGGCGTTGGTAAGCCTGACGGGCATCTGATGTGCTGGTATTTCACTCGCACAGCGGACAACCTCCAGCCGCTCGCACAGGAACTTGAGAGACGCGGCTATGACCTCTCGACCATGGTATTCAGCATTATGAAACGCTCTACCTCTGATGCCGCAGCGGCGCCCAAGTGAGTGAGCGGCTGCAATGGGCTATCGCCTTGTTGGCATTGATGGTCGTCGTGGCCTTTTATTGGCACCTACACAGTCGGGCGGTGAACTGCGAGGACCGTGGCGGCACCTACGTGCGAAAATGGAGCGGCGGTTATGTCTGCGCGAGCAATCTTGACGTCGACAAATGAGTTATAACCATAAACCCCAGGCATCTCACTTGGCAATCATCTTATTGATGGCTTCGGTCTTATCTGCCGATCCTGCGGAGGATCCGAAATAATAGCCGAGCACGAGCATTAGAGCGGAATCCAATGTGCCGAGGATTCGGCCCAACACCACGCCATCGATGCCATGCGGCTGGCCGACCACGAACATACTCCCTTCGGCCATCATCACAAGTACAATGACGAGGTAGGCAATAATGCGCGGCGTCCAGTCTTTGACTGACATTTCGCGCGTTCGAGCACTGGCCGTGTCATCGAAGGAGAGCTTCTCCTCGTCTATCCCCAACTGCTTAATCTGGATCTGGAAATCGTTCTCGGCCTTTCTGAGTGCCAGTAGTTGGTCGGGATTTGCGCCAAGGAGAGCCGTCTCCGCTGCCTTATCGTCGCCAGCAGGCGTTCCCAGGGCGGATGATAGCAACCCAGCGGCTAGCGGCCCAAACGGCCCCAGTGCCCCGAGAGCGAGCGTAGGGGCCACGGTTTTCAAGATCTGGAGCGCTTTTTGTCCGAAGGTCATTTGCGTTTCTCGAATTGGGCGGCCATGCGCTCGAGGGCATCGGAGAGACGGCGAAATTCGTTGATCGTAAAGTCACTCGCATCCATATGCCGGCGGTTCGCGCCTTTCATTTCGATCAGCATGCCGCTCAGCATGTTTTTCACGAACTGCAGCAATTCGGCGGCCTCCTTTCTGAGTTCCTCGGGGGTCTGTTCCTTGGTCGGTTCATTCAATGGCGTCGTCTCGCATGCGGTGGGCTCTCTGCAACGTCTTCGATCCGCTCCCGCCATTCACGCTGGCGGTCGACTTCGGACGCAATGCTACTGATTTGGCTAGCCATCACCGCCAACTGTGTATCGATCTTATGGAGCAGTTCGCGCTCTTTCTGCAGCTCGGTGACTGAATCGCTGAGTCGCTCGATATCCTCATTGGCCCGGTGAATCTCATGCTGGGCATTGAGCACGTAGCCAATCGCCATGGCTAAGGCCATGATCGCACTCCAGAGCGCGGCTGGAGTGAGTCGCTTTCGGAGGATAGAGGGTAGCCACGCAAAGCCAGGGGCGCGGCGTTTGAGGATGGCGGTGGTTGATTCAAAGTCGGGCTTATGCTCCAAAGCCTCACGCGAATGTCCCGCCATTACTGGCATAGATATTAATGAGGTCGGTAAAGGTGCGAGTCGGCTGCCCCACGTTCGACCCTGGCAGGCTAGCCCATATGCCCCGGCACGCGGTAATCGCATCCGCCACTCGTCCGGCGAACACCAGATCGAGCGCATGCTTATTCTTGATGAGCTGAATGGCCGCATCATCCTGCGATGGCCCGGTGAAGTCCGATAACTTCAGGATGGCTTTAAGGCCCTCCCACGTGGAATGCGTGATTTGGTACGCACCGGCTGCGGTTGACTTGCATGGTGGATTCAACCCAGCGGCGATACACATCGCATCCGCTAGCGGCTCGCCCATCCATTCGCCGGTACTCGTCGGATGACCCGAGAGGTTGACAATGGTGTGCTTGTAGCCAAATACAACGCGGTAGGGATCGGCCGCGCGGTCGGTGCCTTCGCTATGGCGAATGGTTGCGAGGAACGCTGAAACGTTTGGCGTCACACCAAATGCCCCACGATCGCGCCCAGCACAAAGCAGGCAACGGCCACGATGTAGTTTAAATTACGTTCAAACCAGCCGATGGGTTCCATGGATGCTCCTTTACGCTAATTTCCCAGAGAACCTGGTTTGATAGTTAAGGCCGGGCCCCCCCGCATTGATCTGAATAACCTTGGTGGAACCCGACACTTGGACTGAGGGATAGGCCAAATCACCCGCGGTCAAAAAGGTCGTGATGCTGCCTTCCATATCCACGAATCCCGCACTGTCCTTGACAGCACCCGGTGAGAAGCGCGGGCCCACTTCGTAGATTTGCGCGCTGGTGCCACTGACGTTCAAGAAGATGACACCCAGAGTGTGCCCTACCAGCACGCCGCTCAGCGAAAAGCGCACAGTGAAGGTGTAAGGTCCGCTCACCGGCGCTGTGAAGACTCCCGTGGCCGCGTTGACTGCGCCATTCCAGTCATATGCTTTGGTGACGGCGGAGGCGCTTAAATTGGCTATCGTACCATCGCCGGTGGCGGCCGTTGCTGCTGCCGTGAGAGTCACCAGAAAGCCAGCGTTGTCGATACGCGCGAGACCCATCTGCCCCGCGCCGGTATAGAGCATACGTTGCCTATATCCAAAATCAGGCGTAATGGTCGAGCCTGAATAATTGTACTCGGAGGCAGTGTTATGATTGACGACATTACCCGTCACCGAGGTAGGCCCCAAATAGCAGCCGATGATTGTTACATCCCCCGCCGCATGCTGATAGTCAATTAAAACGGTGGCGTTGGATGTATGCAATCGAGAGCCATACATCGACAGCGAATGTGAGGTGTTCGCCTGATAAATACCGTTAGTCGAGTCCTCGAACCAACTACCTTTCTCAATCAAATAGCAGCCGGCATTAGTTTTTATATCCCAGCCGTTGGTCGAGAATACACATTGATCGGTAACGCAATAGCCGCCGGTGGTCAAGGTGAGCGCAACCCCGGTACATCCAGAAAACGTAGTGCTATAGAGCCCCTGAGTTGCCCCGCCGCCAATGAGCCCATTGGTGCAATTCTGGAAAAAGCAGTTGTAGAATCTATAATCATTGGAGTTGGCATTGATTGTGCCGCTGCCCATGAAGGCGCCATAGGGAGTCGCACCGTTGGTGACGTTGATAATCCCAACGCCTTCAAAACGATTGCGAAACGCGCCACTCGTCACCGCTGCGTTGTAGCCTTCCACTCCGATGCTCGCGAGCGCATTCCCATCGATTTGCAGATTGCTGATGATGCAATCGGAGAAGTGTTGGGCGGGTGCGGCGCCTGGATTATAGAACGATATGAGCGTGCCCCCGGCAGATCCGGTCCATTGCAAGCGCGTACGCGCCATGGTTTTGGCAACGACCCCTGACTCACCCCCACCCATGCCGTCCAAACGCTGACCATCTGCTTGAAAACGCACGGTCGTTTGAATGAAAAAAACATTCGGGCCGCTCCGGTCATCGTCATATACCACCGAATTGCAGGATAGCGCCTGATTCAACAAAGGCCCGCAGTCGGTGACAGTCGGCAGAATTCCATAGCGGCGAAAGGCGCCGGGCGGATAGACATAATTGGTGGGTGTCACCATAGCGGCGAGTTCGGCATCGGTCTGCGGATACAGGGCTGCCCCGATATCGGCCGCGGCGAGATAGGGTGATTGGTAGTCATCTTCCGACCAAATCGTGGTAACGTCTGTGGGATCACGAAACACCAGATTATAGCTACCCGTCCCTAAGCGAATCGTGGCCGAGCCGGTCGTATCGAGCACTACCGGATTAGAGTTTGGGACAGTCCCCGCCGCATCCGAATAGGTGGCTTTTGGAGTAGTTGTGCCCGCGGCGAAAGTCCATAATCGGTATCCGGCCGCCGGCAAGCCAGCGCTGTCGAATTGACGGAACAGAGGCTGAAAAAGGAATGGTGCTGTCATATCTACCTTTATGATCGCGATGGTGCTCAAGCCCTTCGCGCTGCTCGCGTTATCGATAGGCGTCCTGACGCCTGCCAAACGATGGGTTCAGCGAAAAATGAAAGGCGGGAAACTGAAGAAACTATTGCTGCGCCGAATATCCTAGAAGTCCCGAGGAAGACCCCAAGGTGCCAAATAGGCCCTGCCGCGCCCAAATCGCTTTAGCAACATTTGGGTCAATACCCATCTGCAAGAGTCGTTGCGCTTCGATGGGGTTCAATGCAGCCGCGCTCACCTTCGATAGGACTTTCTCCTCACCGCCTTTCGCAATGAACTGCGCCGGGCGCATGAGAGTTTGCATGAGCGTGTTTTTCGCTACCCCTTCACTCCAGGATTCTGGAAGTCCCATCGGGCCCATGATCTGGCGCAGCATGTTCTGGCTCACCAAGTTCTGCGCCGTATTCGATCCTGTCGCGCGCCCCAGATCGGCCGCATTCGCCCGCCGCGCGAGCTGCTCGCCGATCTGATTGATGGTCGTCATTTGGTCGGAACTCAACGTGCCGGCCAATGTCGCTAATTTGTTGCCGGTGACATCGGCGGCAATGGCATCGCCGTTCCGCACCCCTTGCGCAAACGAATTGGCATTCAAGCGTGGCACGGCGCCAAAATCGCTCAAGGCGGGATTCAACTTATTCGCCAATTGCTGGCCGATTTCCATCTGATTGATCGGTTTGGAAGCGCTCGCATAGGCCGCATCGGCTGCGCGCAGTTCCGGAACGTTCGCCTGCGTCCAAGCATTGAAAGAGCCCAAAGTCCCCTTGACCGCCCCCACTTCATGCGCACCCATGCCCATCTGGGGACCGGAATTCGCCATATCGTTTAGGGCCATCTTCAGGTATTGGATGTTCTTGCCGTTGAAGGTGGTCTGCGCGACGGGAGCGGTCACATAGGGGTTCGAGGAGAGAGAGGCGCCCGGAAGCCCCACGACATCGCCGCGCTCGGCAGCCAAGGTTTGCGCGCGCGTCATGGCGCTTTGCATTGATGGCCGCTGTAGGAGCGCATTTAAGGCCGGATCTGCGGTCACTTGGGCTTGAGAGGCTGCATCATAGAGGGGTACGGTGATCGCCGTCCTCGCGTCCTTAGCGGCCTGCATATCGGCGGGATTTCCGGCAATGTCAGCAAGAGCCCCCGTCATCGCACCGCGATTCGCCTGCGTGCGCGCGGTCATCTGCTGCAGCATGTCTGGGTTGATCGAGAGTTGCCGTTCGAGCTGAGCGAGACCTGCATTGTTGGCGAGTTCCGCAGTGGTGGGCTGAACACCCGGCAGCACGTTGCGATTGTTGGTGGCGATGTTCTGCAATGCATCGCTGACCGCTCCATTAGCGCCCGCAAAGGTCTGCAAGGTACGGGCGGCGATCGCATCCTGACCGCTATTGAAGAACGGCTGTACCGTCGACTTGAGCGTGTTATAGCCAATGCCGAGGGCGCGGCCGGCGGCAATGCCAGCGGGTCCTGCAACCGCACCTACCCCGGTATTGGTAAGCGTCTCACCCGTGCTGGTGGAAGGCTGCAAAAGGCCAGTTCCCGCGCCAATGGCGCCGGCGCCCGCGAGCGTGTTGGCACCGGGGATGAAGGCGGCCGGCAATAGATCGGCCACCGTGCCTGCGATCATGCCGGCCTTACCAGCGCCGGTATCCATGAGGGGCGCATCGTATTTACGTGATTCGGCCACGTCGGCGCGTGAGACGAGACCCATGGTTTGACCTGCCCCACGCACGAGATCCATGCTTGCTTTCCCGGCTCCGGCCAAGAAGTTCTGAAAGCCGCTTTCGGAAACCGGGCTATTGGCCGCCATTGCTTGCGGGGAACCGACTGGAACGCGTGTGCCATCAGCCAATACGACGTTGTTGCCTAATTTGGGTCTCGAAGTATCGCTCTGCGTTTTCAAATAGGAGGCAAGTTTACGCGCCGATTCGACATCGCCAGCGGCATCCGCATTCTTGAGCGCGGTATAAACGTCAGTCAGATCGCTCATTTGTACTTGGCAATGAGATCTTGAATCTCAGGGGGATGAGTACCCGAGTTCTTATCGGCTTGCGCCTGAACACCGGAGGACTTGGCAAAATCCATAATGGTCGCGCGCGGATTCTTGGAGGATTCGAATTGCGTCACATCGTGCTGCGTGAAGGGGACCGCCTTTTGCACTTTGGTGATGATGTTTTGCACCAGTTCTTTTTGAGTTGGCGCGAGCTTCGGGTTGGCAAGATTGGGCGATAGGTTCTCCTCCACGATCTGACGCATTTCCGCCAATTTGCGGATTTTGGTCATCTGCGTATCACCCTCGTTCAATTTGAGGTTTTCCAGGGAATGCGTAAGGCTACCGCCGGGCGAGAGTCCCGCAGTCTCTAAGGTCGCCAAGTTGCGCGAGAGGCCGGAGAACATGACATTCACCGTCTGCGCATCTTGCCCCGTGACTTTTTGCGCGAGCACATCCTTGACCGAGCCAAAGAGACTGTGCGGCTCACCGCGGCCCGAGAGCCAGCCGCTGCTTGAGGCGATGGGCAGTTCCGCGATGTTCTCAATCGCCTTGACCCCTGCATTCGCGGCCGAGGTTACGCGCTGAAACATGACGCCATCACGCCCGCCCAAACCACCAGAAGTCGCCGCACTGGGGTCTTTGGGCCCGCCGGCGATAGGCCGGATCCCCGTAGGGTCATCCGGATTGACTTCATAGCCCGAAGGAATCTTGCTCTGCCCCTGTTCGAACTTAAACCGCTGATCTGCGAGTGCCGCTTCTTGCTTGCGCAACTGCAGCTCCTGTTGCTGGTAGGGAGTCATCGCATCGGGAGAGCCAGCGACAAGCCGGCCATTCTGGTAAACGGCCTCCCCTGGTTTCACCGTACCGCTAAAGCCAAAGTCTTTGGGGGGAAGGCCCGCTTGGGATGCCATGTTGTTATAGCCAAACGCGGCTACTTTTCGCGCATTCTCCGGGGTTAGATCCTTGAAAGGATCGAGTCCGAGCATCGGCGCCGTCTTTACCCAGCGCTGCTGCAAATCGGGATTGTTCTTGACTATCATATCGGCTTGCGGACTGTTCGCGATCGTTTCGGCCAATGACATAGGGCCGGCCATTTGCAGCTTTTTCTGCTGCATCTGATAGTTCTGCACGCCCTCGGCAGTCTTCAACGGATCATCGCCGCGCAGGAGCGCCAATGCCTGAAGAGTGTTCGGATTTAATCCACCAACGGAGCCGTTGTAACTGCCGGGCTCCTGAGCGCTCACCGAGCCCTGCGGGCCATTCTGAATGCCACCACCCGCAGATTGTGGCTGCTGCATGCCATCGGGCGTAATCAATCCCTGGGCAATCTGCTGATACATCTTCGTGTTCTGCATGGTCTGCCGTAACTGATCCATCTGCAGGCCGCGGTACTGCTGATCCTGCTGCGCACCGGCGAGTTCGATCGGTGCTGCTGCGGCCTGTGTCGCGCCTTGCTGCCCACGCAGATAGGCGGCCATGAGATCGGGATTTTGGAACTGCGGCGCGGCGAATTCGGCCATTATGGGCCACCCACATTCGTCATGATGTAGCCGCCTTGATTCATCTGGCCGCCCGTATAGCCCCCCTGGCTGGTGGTGTTGGCGTTGTAATACGCATTCGAACCCTGATAGGTATTCTGCAAATTCTGCTGCTGGGTGTATTGGCCGTAGATCCCCGATAAGCCACTCAAGCCCGAATTGATCGCGTTCGCCTGATTCGCATATCCGGAAGCTTGGGCGTTGCCCGCATAGATTTGATTGCTGCCGATCTGATTCGCAGCATTCGTTCCCGCTGCCCCCGTATTGGCGACCGAGGTCTGACCAAGTCCCGCTAAGCTCTGCAGGCCGTTCAGGTACTGATTACTTGCGTTCATAGCATAGCCCTGGCCGTATTGGGTCAGCGCCTTCTGTGCGGCTCCTGAGTCGAGCAATCCGTTGGCAGCGAGATTTTTCTGCACCGCCTGATTACCTTGATCGAGATTGAACTGATAGCCGGGCAATGACTGAATGAGCTTGGTGTCCGCAGCGCCAGTTGCCGCAGGATCCGGGGTAGTGCCATCTGCGCCGGGCAAACCGTAGTAGCTCGAGAGCGCTCCGACCGCCGAACCGCCGGCCTGTCGCCAAGGCGCTTGGTCGCTCCGTGTCTGTGCGTATTGCTGTGACTGCGTAAGATTGGCCGCATTGGCCGCATTGGCTTGCGTTTGCGCAGCGCTTTTAGCGCCGCTCGACGCGATGGCCCCGCCGGCAACGGCACCTACTGCCGCAATGGCTGCTCCAGCTATGATTACGCACATAATCAGACGATCCTTTTTTCCATGATGATGTCATCGCCCACGTATCCGAGATTCTTCAACACTTCATACATTGGCCCGTCAATGTGCGTGGGCCATCCAATCGCTTGGACCTTCAATTCCTTCATGGCCGATTCAAACTTCTGTGCAACATTGGCGGCATATGAGCGATAAGGAGGCTCGATATAGATCGAATCGCCATGCCCGCAGAAAATCTTCTTATGATGTGGACTGCGATAGGTATATCCAATGACATAGCCCTTTAATATCGCATCCTCTCGCAAGGTCACCGCGACCATTGATCCTTTGCTTGTCAAATGCTCATAGAGTTCCATATCGGGTTCGACGGCGAACTCCCGCTCACCGTAGAAAGCGCATGTCTTATTCTTAACGACTGTGCTTTCGTTCCAACAGGCTTGAGCGAGAGGCATCAGTTCAGCGGCCAACGCAAGGCTAAAGGACTCTTGGTTTATGGCGATTGTCACGTCTGCTGGATCCCGCTCGCGTTCATGCTGATCGAGGTCGCTGCACTCGCAAAGCATTGGATGGTATCGCCGGCTTTCAGTACCACTCCAGAGAATTCTGGCGAGACATATGGAGTATTCGCAGCAATCGAAGTTGTCGGGAGGACGACTGCTGCATCCGTGACTGATCCGCCAGACGGTACGACATAGCCTTTCACCGTAATGGCGCCACCCGTCGTATTAGAAAATACGACATGGCGCACGATAATCTGCGTCGAGGCTGGACAGGTATATTGAGCCGCCACCGCATTCGGTAATTGAATCGCCTGAATCAGCGGCGTTGCAATCAAACTCATTTAGCATCTCCCGGCCACCAGGCCATAATGTTGTCTTGTGGCTTGGGCTGATCCTCAGGCGTCATCAGCAACCAGAGTTGCGACTTGACCGCGTTCAGCGCTTGATTCGCAATGGACTCAATCGCAGCCGCATCGAGGTTCTGCGTCGCTTGCAAATCATCCGAATTGGTCAAGCTCGGCCCAATCGATTTCGCGATGAGCGCGAAGAATTTGTACCACTCGCGCGACATGTTGCCGTTCTTATCCACCACGCCAATTTCATAGCGCGGCACCACGAGGGAGGGCGCACTCATTGATCCAGCGCCTCGCCGCGGCCATAGGCTTGAACCCACTGCACTCGCGATGACATGGTGGTAAAGAACCGCAGCACGATATTTCGCCCAAGTCCTAAACGTCGCCAGCGCAAACGCACCAATCTCTTGCCGATATCACCCATGCCTTGAAAGCGTTTAAATCCCCAGCTTCTGCCCCCATCCCTGGAGACCTGGACGCCAACTTGTGAAGGTCCCGGATTGATTACGATACCGCCGGTCTCGGAAGCAAACCCATCGAAAGTGGCGGTGCCTGAATCAAACGTGATATCGCCAGAATCCCAAGTCCATTCAGACTCTCCGCCGGGCAGAGTGATGGGTGTGACACCATCGCCCGTAAGGGCCATGAGTTCCAAAAAGTCCATGCGGATGCGCTTGTTCTCAGAGTCGGGAAGCTCGAAGGCGCGCTCGCGATAGATCTCTGTGCCGTTGTCATTGCCGGTGTCTAGATCCATCCGATAGAGCGTGCCATTCTCCCAATCGCCGACGAGGTGTGCGTTGTTGAAGAACGCATAGCAGTTCGCGCGATGACGATGCAAAAGTCCGGTCGTGTCATCGAGCCACGCGCGCATATGCCAGCCATTGGTTGCGATGTCATAGACCCACGACACATCGGCCGATGGGAAGGTTACCCAGTAGAAGCTGTGCCCCTCTTCCTGATAGCTAAAGCCAATGGCATCCGAGATATCGCCATAGCTATTGATCGCGGTCTCAAGCGCATGCGTCGAGATGCGCTGCGGGATATACGCGTTCGCCCGGTAGACGACACCGCGGCCGTTCTTGTCGCGCCCGATCCAAAAGACTGAATTATCGATTCTGGCCGGACTCCACTTCGCCGCACAACCCTGTTCGATAAAGCCGCCAGGGCTTCGTTCAAAGGGAAAGAACTGCGCGCCAGTGTCTGACCAAATCTCGATGGTCTCAGTACCAAAGAGCCATACTTCCCGATGGTCGGAGACCAGACTCACCAGATTATCGGGCGCTCCCTCCGCGCTTGCCAAGTCCAAGGGATCAATGGTGCTCAAGTCTGCAAGTGCCGTGATGCCGAATTGATCCAACGTCGAGGTCGTGAAAATGACGTAATGATCTTGCGTTGCCAAAACGGAACCCGGCGGCGAATTAGTCACGGGGGCAATGGCGGTGCCCGTAAAGGCAATCCAATGCCAGCCGTCCTGGTGCGCGAAAGCGACTTGACTGCCATTGTCGGCAATCGAGACTGGCCCAACGCTATTGTTCAAATTGCCTAAATTCGTTGCCACGTAATTCGCATCGATGCGATAGACATTGGTCCCAATAACCGCATAGAGCGCCCCGCCGGCGACGTGGATGCCTCGTACAGAGCCATGCGCGCCCGTGAGCGCCTCCAACCCAGGCGTGCCGTAGAATGCCCCTACAGCGCTCGAATTACCCTCCGTGCCCTCGGCATACAGGTTGATGAGCGTCTGCGATGCCAAGATGGGCGATCGCGATTGATACGCCTGGCCTAAGAAGGGGAGCTTCACGCGACGCGAGTCTGTAGTTTCGAGCCACGAGTGATGCGGCGCCGTTCTTGCTCATTCGCCGCCATTGCCAATTCCGCATATTTCTGCTGCCAAATGGGTAAGCGCGTCATCTCGCCCAAGAAAGGCGCGCTCTCGCTCAAAGCCGCATAGATGAAAAGGTCCGGATGCCGAGTGATGAGCGCATTCAAGCCGGTCGAGATATCGGCAAAGCGCTTGTAATAGCGGCCCGTGATGGCCCCCGATTGCGGCGGGTAGAAGATCATCGTATCGCCCTCAAACGCGTAATGCGTGACCTGACCACTCGAGGTGACCGCATTTTGAATCGAGTTCTGCACCACTTCCCACGGCGCATAGGTAGCCACCCGAAATCCTGGCGTATAGGGCGCGCCCTTCAATTCCAGATAATCGGGCGGCAGGGGCGCTACATTGTCGGTGGCCGTGATCGAGAGCGCCGTATCCTGCGTACTCGAGCGGATATCGCGATAGATCCTGACCTCTCCAGCGCCGATGATGAGATCTAGAACCGACACTGAGAGGTCGGATTCTGAAATATCATCACCATCGAGCAAACTTTGGACCTTGTTGCGAAAGTCCGGATAGTTATTGAACTGCACCGACCCTCTCCTCTGCTCGTTTCACCATGTCGACCGGATCCTCTCCCGCACACGTCAACGCCCGCAGCAGCGCGGTATGCCATTTCCACGAGCCGTGATCGTTCGCGTAGTGCTTGATACCAGGCACGCCACAGGTGTAGTGGTAGAGGTGCGCGGCTGCCGGCCCCGCCTCGCGCACCAGGTAATTCCAACCAGGCGATAACTCGCCGATGTCGCTATCCGGCAGCCACTTCAATCGGTGCAGAACGGTCGGCGTTGCTTCTTGGATATATCCCTGATCGAGAATTCGATTGCTCGGATGTGCGCAGTTCCATAGCATCACGCTCGACCAATTCTTGCGATCGTAGTTTAGGTTCTTGCTCTGCATCGGCGTGCCCACATATTTCACGGGGTTGCCGGTCACATAGTCATGCTTCACGACGGCCACTGCTTTGTCATACATCGCAATGCGATACGCCCATAGTTCCGCGATATCGAGATCGATTAGCATGTCACCATCAATGAATAGTGCAAAGCCTTCGTAATTACAGAGCTTCGGCACTAAGAAGCGCGAGACGTTGAAGGCGTTCGAGCCATCGCGCTTACCGTCGAACCCTTGCAGCATGTTCAAGGCGAGCGGGTGAAAGCTCACCGGCGCCGATGCCTTCTCGATGATCGACTGACAACAAACGTGATATGCAGCAGCTTCGCGTTGATCGAAACCGATGAACACACGAATCATAGTAGCGAGCCGTCTTGCGCTTCCAAGCGCGTTTTCGCGGTGCCAATCACAAAGAAGCCGCTCGAGGTCGCCATCTGCACGGTTTGAATGTCCCAGCGCTCAAAGAGTTTTGGCAGCCACCACGCCATGGGTTGCTGGATGAGATGCGCATTGCGTCCATCGCTCAAGGTCTTGAGCGCAGCTCCCGTATCAATCGAGAGGAAAACGACACCTTCGGCGAGAGACGATAGGTGATCGAGAACACTATCCAAGAACGCGGGTTCGATGTGTTCCAGAACATCAATGCATGCCACCATCTGCGCCGGGACGGGATCTTTGGAGAAGCGCGGGACACCGGGGTCATACGCTTGATATTGGAGTTTGTGATCCACTTTCAGATTCTTGGCGAGATTGCAATTGGCTCCGCAACCGTAATCCAAGAGATGCATGACCGCCAACCGGTTGACCATCTGACTCACCATCGGTGCATAGCCGATGGATGCCGTGCCGTAGTTGGTCGTTGCGTGCAGTCGCTCCTGTTCCGCCCGGTACTCGTCCGAGATAAGCGGCAACTTCTGTAACTGTGCGTTCAATTTCTGCGCTCCATGATCCGGTTTTCTGTTGTCTCACCACCCGCAATGAGTCATACCAGGGGATGGATTCTTGCGACTTTCCGTACCGCCACTGGGTCGCTTCAGGAACTAGCACCGTGATCGGCACGCCCAGCGCACCCGCCGTATGTGCGACCGCCGTCTGGATGCATACAACGTAATCGAGAGAGGCGATCAGCGCGGCCGTGTCGTCATAGTCTTTGGTGAGCGTGCCCCAAGCGTACTGCTTCAAGTCGACGGTGTGTTTCGCGCGAAAGGCGGCAATCTCCTCGGCCGAATCTTTGTACTGCAGCGAGACAAAGTGCGCATCCAGCCGAAAGAGCGGCAGCAAGTCATCCAGTGCGATGCGCCGATTACGCGCATTGGTCCGTGGCATTCCACCAGTCCATGCCACTCCGATCACTGGCTTGCGTTTCTGCGAAAACAGCGCTTTCCACATCTTCACGCGGTCCGGGCAGGGAATGAGATAGGGCGTACCGGGAAAGGATTCGTCGGTGGTCCGGAAATACTCCCCGATCTGCCCCAGCGGCAAGGACGCGCCGATAGTCCAGTCTTCCTTGTCCCATTTCGCATCCTTCGCGGTTCGCGTGCCGTATATTTTGGCTTTCGGGAATGAGCGGCGAAATAAGCCCTCTAACCGCTCGTCACAGTCAATAATGACCTTCGCGCACATATCGACAGCATCCGGAATCATCGAGGCAAAAGACACCTCATCACCTAAACCCTGATCGCCGTAGAGCGCAACCACTTTTCCGGGTGTTCCATCCCATTCGGGCTCGTCGGCATATTGCACACGCGGTCGCCAATCAGAGCCAATGGTGTTGCGGTAGCCCTTCCAGCCCCCCCAGTTGCGCTGTGCGAGCTGGCAGAAGCCTAAATTCGCCTTAGCATCCACATCGTTCGGATATAGGCTGAGCACCTTCTCGATGTAGATCTGCGCTTTGTCGAACTTGCCATCATCGAGATAGAGCGCACTCAAATTGACCCACAGCACCTTGCGGTCGAAATCCGACTTCGAGCACTCCAGCGCTTTGAAGTAATGCCGCTCCGCCTCTTTCACCAGCCACATCTGGGATGCCGCATGCCCAAGATTGGTCCAGGCCGGCGCATCGGTAGGGCGCAACTGCGCCGCGGCGCGCGCGTAGTGATAGGCCACCGGCAGCGCACCCATCGCGCGCGTGATATAGGAGCCGGTCACCAGCGCTTGAATATCGAGCGGGTTGTCAGTCAAGAGCTTCGCGATGATCTTGTAGCCCTGCTCATGCTTGCCCTCGCGCGAGAGATCAGCGGCGATTTGATACGGATTAACCAACGATGATTTTCTCGCGGCCGCCCTCATTGAGAGTCGTGGTCTTGAGGTGCGGATAGGACGAATTGATTTCAGCGAACATGCGCTTCTGGTCGTTCTGATCGAACACATTGATGCCTTTCGCGCGCATCTGCAGAATCACGATCGGCGGCAGCTTCGCATAGCACCACCAGCCCTGCTTGATGCCGCGCTGACTCACGCTGCTATCCGCAGCCATTTCCTTGGAGTAATCGAGCACCGGCTCTACATCGGCGTAGCGATGCAGCGTCATTTTCTGCTCGTTTTCATTCCAGGAGGTGTCGGTACGAATGCCGCTTAGCGGATCATACTCGAAGAATTCAGCCATTACTTTCGATCCTTCTCGCCCCAAACGAGCTCATGGGCAAATTCCTTGCATGAGGCGCATTGCACAGAGCCATTTCGATGCAAGAAAAACTCTTGACCCTTTGCGGCGCAACGATGCTCCCAGACGTATTCTCGCTTGGGCGTAAATTCGAGAATATGTACTGTTGTTTCATCAGCCATGGGCAATCCCAAAAGGCGGGTGCGAAGTCCCCGCCGGGCGGATTATGTGAGTGCAACCACCTTCGAACTGGACTGCCAATTTCTGGCTGTCAAACTTGCTTCCGTTATGATTTGATATTTTGTTCCATCGCCCGTCCGCGCCAGCTCCCGCGCCATCGGACGTCGCAAGAATGCGATGGCCCAAAAGCTGGGATCGAGACACAGCACCACGGAGGTGCGCATGTAGCGATGCAGAACCACCGTATGGCGGCCATAATCGCTCACATACACATTCGCAGCCCCGATGATCGGCGATTGCGTGGAGGCGTCCACATCAACAAACCGGGTCGCGATGGAGGTAAAGCCATCGATCGCCGTTTTGTTGTTGGCCGCACACAGAATCGTCGTGGGATTGCCGCCATTCGACCAAGCACCCTGCAACGCAGCGTTCAGGTTGACAGCCGTCAGCGCTGCGGTCGTGGTGCCATCGGTCGGCGCCGTACCGGGTACACCGGATGAAGTCACCGGAGTCGTGCAGGTATTGGCGGTGGTGGTCGACATGACCGCCGTCGATGCCGTGACAGTCGTCCCGACAGCGGCGTTGTTCAGATACCCGCCGATCCAGGTTTCCATACCTGCCATCGAACGGCCGGTGGTAGCGCCACCCGCAGTGCCGATGGCATTACGCGTGATCGCGTACTCCATATCACGCTTGAGTTCGCGCATCTTGACCATCGCGCCGCGTGCGACTTCGCTGCCACGACCCGCTTTCTTGACCGCTTCCAAGGTGTCGGATACCAGGAAGGTCTTGGAGAGGATCTGGCAGTAATTGCCGTACCGCGACGGGCTGGTGAGAGAGGTAAAGGTGGCATCATCGCCTTCCACACCAATGTTGGTTCCCGGCGCCGCGAGCACCTGGCCCAGCCATTCGTGCGTCGGTGCCGTTGCTTCGATCTTGTCGAGATTCGATACCGCCCAGGTGTCTTCCGGGAACAGATCCCAGATGACATCTTCGAGATCCTCGCGGATACCACCGCCAGACCCCACACCGAAGGTGAGGGTAGAGTTTGTCAAAACAGTCATTTACGTGTGTCCTTTTGAAAAGATGCCACTCAAGCGCTCCTCGATCACTCGAGCTTTCTGGCTCGAGTTCGTGGCTTGCTTCATGGCCTTGTTGAAATTCAGTTTCTGCGCGACATCGGCCGGCATGCGATTGCTCGAAGCACCCGGCTTCAATGTCTTGACGGCGGGATCGACCTTGGACGTGCCAGCCTGTACCTTGTCGAACTGCATCGCTTTCCAGATGATCTTGTAGGATCGCGGGTCGAGCAATACGTTGTCGACTTCAGGCTCTGCGAGTCCCTCACTGACTGCGAATTTACGCATGTCGGCCTCGGTCTGCTCACTGAATCCTTGAATGGACTTGGCTGCAAGTTCGCGGGATTTACCCCGCATTTCATCGATTTTCGCCTTAACTTGCTGTGTGAACTGCGAGCGCTTGTCGTTGATCGCGCCTTTCAAGAGCTCGCGCTGCTCTTTCAGGTTGTCGATCTCGACTTTGTGCCTCAGCATCTGATCGGTCGACATTTGCGCCCAGTCGAGTTTGGTCGCTTGGGACAAATACGCATCGATCATGGCGACCTGTTGTGTCTCGGCTTGCACCGACTCGGAAAATGCACCATCCAGTTGCCGCTGTTCGGCAAGGGTGCGCACGTGATCCAAGGAGCGGCGCTGCTCGGCGAGTTCTTGCGTTTTGCGCGTGTAATCCTCATTGCGCATGAACGCCTCTTTGAGTTTGGTGGGCACTTGATACTTCGCGCCGTCCCACTCCAACTCCGCCAGGTCTGATTCGAGGTTCGTGGCTGTGTCAGGGGTTTCCTGCTCCTGGCCCTTACCGGGAAATCCAAACTTGCTGGCAATACGATCCGTCATCGACTCCGTTTCCGGTTGGTCGATTGTTCCATCGTCATTCATAGGTCACCTGAAATAGTTGCGGAAAGGATTCTTTTTGGCTTGCGCTTCTTTCTCGATGTTGAAGGCGTCCACCTTGCCGGTATTGAGCGCCACAGCCACATTCGCCTTCACATCGCGCAAAAGCTTCAAGCACTTGCGCAAATCCTCGGCCACTGCGGTATCGGCAATCGGGCATTTCTCGATACGGTCGATGATCGCGAGGCGGCAAAGGTCAAACGCTTCGTCGTACATGGGATTGTCCAAGAGCGCTTTGGCGCGGTTCGCGCGCTCGATTGCTTGTGCTGGGGTCATGGATATGGACGCTCCTGTTTCGCCTCGCGCCGCGCAATGGAAGGCGCGGCCAATACGTAAACGATTGATAGCCATAAAGGCAATCCAGCGAAAATCAGCAATAATAGGCATTTCATAAATTAGGCCCCGGCAGTCATTGCAGCGTCATCCGGCCGTGGCTGTCGCGCACCGCCTTATGACTCGACAGCACTTTTCCCGAGTGATCGACGATGTCCATGCCCTCAAGCTCACCCTTGTGATTGTGCTTCAGCACCTTCTTGCCGCTCGCAAGGGCCGCATGATGCTTGATGGTGTTGATGACCTGATCCAATGCATCATTCGTGGCTGCCGCAGACAGCCCGTTCTGGGCGATTCCGTTATGGGCGTCCGATACTGCCTTCTGGGTCGCGTTCGTCCCTGAGACCGTCTTATCGAGTTTGGCGTTGAGGGCGTCAATCGATGCGGTATGACTCGCTTTCATGGTCTCGATGGCCACGGTATTGCTGTGATCGACATGTTTGGCGATGATGGCTGAACCCGCCTGCGCATCGATGGCGTATTTCTCCAATTCCGCCTTGCGCTGGCTTTCCACCTCGCGTTGCAGGATATCGGCCGCCTTCTGCTTCTCCTGCGATGCGGATTTGATCTGCTCAACCACAATGGCCGGCGGGGGCGGGGGTGGCGGCTTCGGCGGCATCTTCTGCGGATCGGTCCAAAACCGGTTCGGCGACGCAAAATCACTCGCCTTGGTCAATTCCACCAGCGTGTTGTAGTAATTCTCCGGGGTACAGACCGGAAGTCCAAGCTGCAGCGCCTCCCTTTGCTTCTGCAGCATCAGCATGAGCCGCGACACCATCTGATCCTTGTTGCCGGCGGAGAAGGCCACACAGATCTTGAAATCATTGCGCTTGCGCCAGGAACCCGGGTCGACTTCCACCCAATTGCCGAGCAATTGCACCGATTCGCGCTTATGCCCCATCTTCAGGACGTTTTCATGCACGATCGAGAACAAATCCTCGATGGCAAAGGCGAGGACGCGCGCGATCTGTTCGACCCGCTGCGCCGCCATCGAGGTCATTTGATTGACGGTGCCAGGCTGCGCGTTGTTCAAGGTCGACTCATCAACCCCCATGAAGCCGTTGTTGACCCCGGTGCGGTTCTCCCGCACAGAATCCATGTATTGCAAGCCCGCGATCGCTTGGGGGAAGACGAAGGGCGCCTCTTCATAGCGAATCTGGTTGATGTCGGTGGCCCGGATGATGCCGCCGGGCCGGGAGATCAGCGCATCATCGATATTGACCACCGTTTCGTTCAATACCTTCTGCGGGTTATTGGCGATGTAGAGGTTATCGAGGCCTTGCCGCAAAATGCTGGTCTTGATGCGCTGAATATCCTGCACCATGTCGCCGATCGAGATGCCAATGTGCCGATGGGGCAAGGGACAGGCGACGCCCGAGGCCACCGGTATGCGGGCCACTTCCTCTTTCGCCAGGATCTTGCGACCTACCCGCAGGATCTGCAGCAATTCAGCAATCCCATCACCATCCGCATCACAGCGAATCCAGATCTGGCGCGCTTTGACCCGCCGCATGCTCGGATCCGAGGGCTTGTAGCGCTCGAGGCGGCGTTCGCCGTACTCATCACGCGCATAGTCCTCCTGCGTGTAGAGCTCCGGATCGTCCGCAATGTCGGTCGGGATGCTATATCCCTGGCTGCGCAGTTCCGAGAGCGTCAACTCCTCCCAATATTCGAAGTAGTTGCAGTCCTCATCGATGCGCCAGTTGAAGGATTTCTGGTCTACTTTCACCCGCTCCGGCGGCAGAACCTTGATGCATAGATCTTTCTGGCTCGCGGTGCGCCGGATGGTGCAGTCATAGAGCATGGCCGGCGTTGTCATCGGCTGCCCTTGAGCATCGACGATGGGCTGTCCCTGGCTCCCTAGGACCGGATCCGGCGGCAGATCGGGCGCCGGGTGCGTCTTGCTGTCGATTAGCTGACAACCCGGGTCCTGGAGCAAATAGGACACGCCCATGCGGGTCTGATCGGTGTATTTCTCGATCTCGACCGTGCGCTTCAAATCCTTGTATACCAGGATATAGGCGTTCTTGGTCAAGAGCGCGTCGGTCGCGAACTCCAAGAAGATGTCGAACCAGGCGTGCTTTTGCGTCACCAGCCAATTGAGGTAGGCGCTCTCCTGTTTGGCGGGCTCGACATCGTTCTCGGCAATGGGCACCAAATTAACCACATCATCGCCATTGGCAAAGATGCGGCACAGGGAGGGCAGAATCCACTGGATCGTCTCGAATACCGTACGATCGATGACGCTCGACTGTCCTTCCGGCGCCGGATCAATGTCTTTGCCCAAGTATAGGTCGATGTTGAGCGAGCGCTGCGCGGACAGTTCCGCGGTCAGGTTCGACAGGTTCGAGCCATAGGACCGGTTGTCGGCATCGTCGATCGCCGATAGGAGCGCGGCCTCATCCATGGGCTTTGAGGCTGTTTGCGGTTGGTCAGAGATCACTACGTCGTCCGGTCATGTGAAGGGATCTGTCACGATTGAGCCATTGCGGGAGGCGATCATGCCGGTAGCCGCTTGCAAGTGACCATTGCTATTCGGGTGAACGCCATCTTGACACAATCCGTTCGCCGCGCCGGTGACATTCCACAGTGAGGTTTCACTCCCCGCATTGCCCTCGATATAGCCAAATTCGAGCGACGGGTTGATATCGAGAAAGCCATCATTTCCGAGCGCCGAGCCATTGGTGCGAATGTAGGTGTCATTGAAGGTGCCGCGACGTGAGGCGCTATTACCGAAGAAGGTAGATGCCGTTTGATTGGCCGTCGTTGTCCAGTTATCGGTCGAGGTGCTAGAGGGCGATTGCGTGACTTGAATGATCGGCACACCCGGTGCTGCTGCACGCATCCCGGCGAAACAGGCTTGCGCATTCGCCAAGACGGTCGCGACCGTCGCACCGCCGCTCAAATCGTTATGCCCGTACTGACAGATGATATGCGTGGGATTCGCAAGCGTGAGCATCTTCAATCGATACTGCCAGTTGAGCGCGCTGTAATACCCAAACGAATCACCGCCACGGCCGAAATTCACCATGTTGTAGTTCAATTGCTCGAATACATAGCGGGCGAGAAAGCCGGCATTGCCCAACGCGGAGCCCATCACATCGCCATAGGTCAAAGAGCCCGCCTGCCCTTCCGAATTGCCATAGGCAATACAATCGCCCACCGTGAAAATCGATCGATAATGAGCGTCGCATTGAATCAACATCATGCAGGGTGAGAAGGCATTCGCGGCCGCGCCATTCTGCGCACTGCCGACACCCGTGATGCTGCTAGCGGTCAGTGCGGTGCCTGCTGAAATGAGCGAAGAACTTGCTCCGGCTGCACCCGTATAGCGCTGCCATCCCGCCTGATAATTATTCGAAGTGTTCGCTTGATAGGGAAGCGAATTAGCGGCCGATCCGGCACCCGCCGCATTCTCAACCGTCGTCCACATCCCAAAGAAAACACCAGCGGGAACAATCGACCCAAAATCCACCACATCACTCAGGATGTAGCCAAAAGGCCCAACGCCGCTCACGTAGCTTGCGCTATTGGCGCCGCCGAAGGTCGCGGTAATACGGGTCGGAATGCCGCTGAACGCATTGACGAACGGATACTCAATCCCTAGCTGAAAGTTGTAGCTCGTTGGAAAATCAATATCGGCAATCGGCTGGCCGCCGGTCTGATAGAACGTCGGCATGACAAATCGCGCATAGCGAAATGGCACAGTGCTGTAATGGCGCGACCGATAACAGGAGGACCAGTTGGCCCCGCCCACAAAGCCTTGCACGGTCTGGCGCATGTTCTGACCGGTTGCGCGCCAGATGGGGAGAGTTCCGGCGCCGCCGCGATGCGCGCTGAAGGTGGGCAGCGCAATGAGCGCCCCCATACCGCCCAAGATTTCTCGACGCGTGAGCATCTTTAGAACGAACCGCAGTTGAATATGATTTTGTCACTCGCGGACGGTGCAATATTCCATGTGAAAGTTACCGCGGTCGTCGTATAGGCCGTCTCGCTCGCGGTATCGAGAGAGGTCGTGATATCAGTCGCCTGGCAGGCATATCCTGCATTCGCGGTCGGCATGGCCAATACGGTTGTGGTCGTGGGACTCCCCGATCCTGTCGTAATCAGAAATGCGCAGGTGTTTGCGGCGGTCACGACAGGCGATGTACCCAATCCGCTGGTTACCGTGGGCGCGGTAATCGAGCAGGTCAACGTCGCACCGATTTGCAGATTTGAACCAATCTTGACGGTGTTCGAGCCGCCGCCGATCGTGACTTGCCCTGTTGCGGTCCCAGCCCCAATCGTAGTGGTGGCGGAGGTATTGGAATTGATGGCCGTGGTGCCGGTATCAGTAAGACCGGCTGTCGTAAGAACACCGCCAAAAAAGCCTTTACCCGAGGCGTAGAGCGAATACACGTTGGTGCACGTCGTATTCGTGCTGCAACTCGGGGAGGGCAGAAACAATTCGGATGCATTGGTGTAGGTGGTCGCCGCGCTCGCGGTGAACGTCACTTGCGGAAGGTTATACATATAGGCCGAGGTGATCGTCCCGCCGGCGCTGCTCGAATCGGTATACGTGAGGGTGGTGCCAGAGGATCCCATTCCAACACCATTGGCCAAGGAGGCTGCGGTGCTGATATTCCCGGAAAAGCCCAAGGTCTTAAAGGTGCCAGCGGCTGCCAAGGTCCCGCCAATGGCGGGAGGCGATGCAAGATAGGTCGAGAAGCCCGCACCTGATACCGTTGATGTGACGGTGAGCGTGCTGAATGTTGGGGTAGTGCTGTTACCGGGGGAGTTCGCCGTACAGGCGGAGGTCTGATAATTCGTCCCGTCGCTCGTGATCGTGCATCCGGTATTTGAAACCATGACGAGCGAGGATGCGCCGTTGATAAGCGAGGTCGTCGGCGTGATGGTGACAGCACCCGCACCGATATTTTGCGTATCTAACGAGAAGCCAGCGCCGAAGCCTGTCGTAGTCGCGGCCGGCAGCGCGACAGCAACAGCGCTCGCGTTGCTAAAGGTCACGAGGTTTGCAGCATCGGTGGTCGCAATCGTGTAGCTCGTGCCGGTTTGCGGATTGGTACTTTGCGAGAGCGATGCCGTGACAGCGCCCGTCGATGAATTGACGGAAAGTCCTGGCCCCGCAGTTAAGCTGTCGACAGCAGGTAAACTGCCACCATTGATGACCGGAGCAGTGAATATGCCATCAGTATCATACGTGACGAGGTTGAACGATTGATTTGCCGTGATGGCATTGACGGCCGACGCCCTGAAGACGATTCCAGCCGTGCTGGCTACATCGACATAATCAAGGCCGAGATTGATCCCACGCACTTGCTGCAGCGTGACACTGGAATTTGAAACGCTGCTGCCCGGTGCCTCCAGATCAAGATTGGTGAACGCCGCTGGGAATATAGAACCGTGGCCGGCGCCAGCGGAGAAGTAATAGCCGATCAGTTCAAGGGGCGAGAATCCGTAGCTCACCACATTGACCGCGGTGGTACCTGTTGCCGTCAGGGCAGCGCCGCCCATATACGTACCGACTGTGATGACATTAGCCGCGCTGCTCAAGACGAAGTACGTCTTGGCCGTCGTAAATCCATTGACGGTCGCGCTGAACACTACCGGCTGATCGACGATAAACTTCGTGGAGTCGGTCACGCCGATAGTGGCAGACGCGTTCGTCATCGTTGCCGCTTGAGTAACCGCCGTCCGGTTGCTCATGGAGATCGATACGTTATTGACCGGATTCTGATTGAGTGAGTTAGATCCGGTTCCGCGAGAAGCGAGCACGATCCCGCGCAGGGAAACGTTATTGGCAGAGGTGGTTACCCCCAAATCCTCAGTAACGCTATTGCCACCGTCCATGACGGCGCCTCCAGAGGAGCCGAACCACATGCCGCCTAATGTATTGAACCCCGCATATAGGCTGCGGAACTTGGCAAAGTTATAATTCTCGAACCAAAATCCCCACGCCGCATTGTTGATGGCGGAGACATTCTGAATGACTAAATTCAAGCCCCCCGCGTTGTACAGGGCGCCGACTTTAATGCCGTAATTGCAACTGCTGATCGTAAGGTTGGTGACTCCAAACCCTCTTATCCAGCCCGCTTGAAATGTCGTGCTATTGGTGGGCGCGGTGCCCAAGTCCGTGTTGTTGTAATCGAACGCGTCAAATGTATTGGCGCTGCAGGTCAGTACCGTTCCGGTCGCGGTATTGAGTCCAGAATAGCCAGCGCCGTTGTAGATAACGTTGCTGCAAACCGGGAGCGTCGCCGTGATCGTATAGGCCACTGGCGCGAGCTGCACCGTGCCGCCGCCATTGGCACATGCCGCCGTTTCAGCAGCGACGATCGCTGCTTGCGTGTTGGCGGCTGGGTAGAAGGTCGGGCCAACGGTAACGCCAGGCGGTAAGATCGCTTGCGCGCTCGGTACGGCTGAGGAGCCGCTCGCGTTGCCTAAGACGGTGCCGGTAGTAATGGGGGTCAAGCCGCCGCCACTACTGGCCGGCGTCTTTTGCTCAATCGTTTGGGCAAAGACTGGTCCTGCCGCAAACAACAGCATGATAAAGATTGATTTCATAATTAACTCTTGGAGAGCAACGCCCAAATATTGACCACACCAGCACTCGCCGCATTCACGTTATCGCCCGTCGCAATGGCGTTGACGTACAGGCATGTGGGGCTGGTATTGTCCTCGGCGTAGAAGTTCGAACTCAACTGATAGACGCGCGAGCCGGTGGCTTGATATACGTTATAGGCGCTTGCGAATAGATCCACCGTCCCTAGATCGCCCACCGATACCGTGAAGGCTGAGATCGCACCGCCCGCGAAGGCTGTCGTATGGCGAATCTTGACGCCTTGAATGATGCCGTGCGGCTCAAGATTGAATACCGGTATCTGCTGCGATGCTGCAGCCGCGGTAAAGCTCGCAAAGGTCAAGTTCGCGATCGGTACCCAGATCGGCGTGGTATCGAGCTTGACTGCGGGAGGCCAGTAGATCGCAACGCCCGCAGCGACTTGGGTGGCCTCATCGGTGGTCGCAAAATTATACTTGCCGCCCGCGTGATAGATCTTGCTGTTGATCAGCGTATTGGCGGTAAAGAGAATCGTCACGCACTTTTCCTCGGCATCTCTAACGTGGTTTTCTTCTGCTCGAGCGCCTGCACGCGGATGATGAGATCCGCATACCACTGACGCAGTTCTGCAAGTTCCGCTTCGAGCGCTTTGATTTGCGCGAATTGCTGCATGCTCATACGTATGCCCTTTTGGGATAATTCAGGGGTTTGTGGAACGTTCTTTCGCCAATACCCAAGCGCACCGAGATCGCGAGATAGCGAAAAGAATCGGCCGCATGACTCGACCAGTCGTGCACCGCTTCGGTCTTTAGTTCATCCATGCGCGCGTTATATCCCCACCGATAGTTCTGCAAGGCTTCGAGCCCCGCTACACAGCGTTCGGCATCAAACACGATCTTCGAGAACAGCATGCGCGCCGCATTGATGCCGTCCTCCTGGCTGATCTTCTTGAGCACTTCGACCTTAAAGCCATTCTTCTGCATTGCACCGGCGAAGGTCACATCTGCAGCGATCGCTTCATTGTTGGCATCATGCGGCAGATAGAGCGTGTCGTACTTGTAGCCCTTGCCCTTGAGCTTGGCGGCGTAATAGCTTGGACCTTCTAGATGATCCTCGAAGAAATCAATGATGCGCACTTCACCCGAGACCATCTGATAAAACCAAATCGCGGTCGCATCGCGCTTGCCGATGTCGAACGAGCAATAGACCAGCTTCGAATCATCGTAGGGCACGCGCTTCACGCGGCCTTGATCGCGACAGATCTTCAGTTCCTTGGCATAGACCGCGCCAATGACCGCAGCCTCGAAGGAGCATTCGTACTCCTGCTCATATTGGTTCTCGGTCATCGTCTTGCGCGCGTCGGCCAATTCAGAGTCTGGCAACAGGCCAGTCTCGGAAGCTTTGAGCGTCACATGGAACCAATCTGCATCCGTGAGCGACTGCTGATTGATATCATAGAACGCATTGCGGCCGCGTGGCGTACCGATAAAGACCGCCCAGCCCAGGCGGTCCGAAAGCGTTGGGCGAATCACCTCACCCCATAAGCTCGGACGCATGTCGGCGTACTCATCCATCACCACGCCGTCCAAATACATGCCGCGCAGTGCATTCGGATTATCAGCGCCAAACAAGCGCACCGTCGAGCCGTTGAACAGCAGCACTTGGAGATCCGACTCGCGAAAGTCCTTCTCAGGATCTTTGACGACCGAATAGGCGTAGTGCTTTAAATAGCCCCACGCTACCGTCTTTGCTTGCTCGCGATACGGCGCGATGTAGGCGTAGCGCGCGTCCTTCTTTGCCGTTGCGAGCGCGCGCGTCAATAACTCCATGATGCAGGCCACGGTCTTACCTGCCCTGCGATGTGCAACGATGACGGCCCAGCGCTTCTCGCGTTCATGGAAATCAATGAACTGCGAGCGTGGGAGGTAATCTACGGCCGGTCGAGTTTTGATCTTGCGAGCGGCCATGCGAGATTCAAATCGCCGGAAACGTTCAAATCCGTCTGCTCCGGCGGATTACCTAATGATTTGCCTATCAAAAATCGGGCTGAGTCCCTCTGCCCGTCGCGGAGTATCGTCTTACCAAACGCTTCATCTTGAAGGACCGCAATCAACTTGGTTGTTTGAATCTTGCGACGCACCATTTCCTGATGCCGGTTGTTGAGTCTTGCTGCCATTGATTTCCGACTGCCATTACGCTTGGTCGGCTCCGAGTTGTCATGAGGTAAATGCTGGGGCTGAAAGATAGAACGCGTTGGTCGTGTTCGCGCTGGTTTCTGTGATCTTGATGCCGCCAATGGTCGAGCCGATCGCGCCAAAGGCACTCAAGGGCGCATCGTAGACGGTCCAATTCTGCGGACTCGCCTGAATGCCGAAGTCCTGCAAGGTGTAACTCGCCATGCTCACTGCATTGCCGATGGGCGCGGCCGAGGTGTTCAGGAACTGGCACGAATAGCCATACCCCGCTTTGGTCGACAGTTGTCCGAAGGTGAAGCGATTCAAGCCGCTGAGCGAGAAACCGCCGCTCTTGGTAAAGGTGATCGAGGGCGTGGCCGCAGTCGTTGCCACCCTCATGCAAAGCGCAGAGGCTACCGGGCTCCCCGCCGGCGCCTGGTTGAGCGCATAAAACGCGCTGCCCAAACTGTTCGGGCTGAAAGTGGTGTTGACCGAGCCATTCACCACTGCCGCCGTCCATCCGGAGAGGAACGCGTTGTTGTTGTAGATAAACGTCGTGGTGCCGGGTAGGAACTTGACATTGTCGATCTTCAAAGGGCCTACCACGCTCTGATTGATGGCCCATTTGTAATACGCGGTCGACCCCAACGCGCCCAACGTCGAGAGCCGAAAGGTCAATCCGGTATTCCAGGCATTCGCCGTGAGTGCTCCGGTAACTTGCGTGATGTCGGTGATGAGACAGCACGTCGCAATGTCATCGCCGCCCGAACGGCTGTAGTGAAAGAAGAGGGCGAAAGAACCGCCACCGGCCGGCACCCAAAGGTCAAACTGCAACTGGATGTAGGACGAGATGTCGACGCCAAAAGGCGTGACGTCCCATTTGCCCGATTGCTGAATGCCGGAATATTGTCCGGCCAGCGCCCACGAATACGTGTGACCCGCTTGCGGGGTGTACGGATCCAAGAGATTATCGACCGTGCCGCCGGATGGGCCATTAGTCGTTAATTTCCAATAGGTTGCGTTCGGCGGCGCCTGATTGGTGTTATTGGCAATGCACAGATAGTTCAGGAACGAGGGCATCACGACATACTGGCCGGCGACATAGGCGGTCGCAGAACTCCAGGCCGGCGCGCTTCCGTACGAATAGTCGTAGGAGCTCGGCCAGAGCGCATTGAGCACCCCATCGGCGTACATCACGAGCGATGAGGCCACCGCCGGGGTCACGCTGTTCGAATTAGCCGAGGCCGCGCCCGTCCCGATGGCATTCGTGGCCGTCATAGAGGCCATATAGGCGGTCCCGTTGGCAAGGCCACTGATGGTGAGGGGTGAACCCGCTCCGGACGCTTGGAAGCCTCCAGGGCTCGAGGTCGCCGTATAACTCGTGATCGCCGAGCCGCCATTGCTCGCAGGCGCCGAGAACGTCACCGTCATGCTGCCGTTGCCGGCGGTCGCCGTCCCAATCGTCGGCGCACCAGGAACCGTGAGGCCGGCGGAGGGCGTGACGCTGTTGGAGGGGGCGGAGGCGGCGCCTGTGCCAACCGCATTGGTCGCGGTGACCGTAAAGGTATAAGCCGTCCCATTGGTGAGACCGGAAACCGTCAGGGGACTCGCGGCGCCCGTTGACGTAAAACCGCCCGGACTCGAGGTCGCCGTGTAGCCGGTGATAGCCGAATTGCCGTTGGACGGCGCGGTAAAGCTCACCGTGGCGGTGGCATTATTGCCCACCGCCGTGACCGAGCCGGGAGCACCGGGGACGGTCGGCGTGACTCCAGCGCCCCGGCCGACCGTCACCCAAAATATCGGTCTCATCCGGCCATCTGGTAGCGCTGGCCCGCGACCGTCATATACATCACCCCGCCGGTGATCGAGGCATTGGGCGTGAGCACTACGGCGCTGCTGACCGGAACCGCAATGGCGAGCTGCGTACCGGGATTGGCCCACGGATTGATGCCCGAGGTGACTGCCCCCGCGTTCACAAGCGCGGTGGTTGAGCCGGCCCACCCGATACTCAAGGAGGTGGCGCCGGTAAAGGCAGTCGATATGGTGTAGCCGGAGGCGACGACCGCGAACGTCGTGGGGAAGGCTATGGGGGTGCTATAGCTCGTCCCCGTGGGGGCTCCTTGCCACTGCTGGACCCAATCCTCGACTACCATGTTCCCGCGCACCGTCTGCGTGATGCCATTTGTCGCATCGACGAAGGTGAAGAGGTTGCCGTAGCTGAATCCCTTCTGCGCCACCTGCACGCGGTTTTTGTAGGAATCGATGTTGCTCGAATTGAGCAAGAGCACATTGGCGGTGGTGCCGGCAGTAATCGCGCCGGTCCAGATCGCCGCAGTACCGGTCACGGTCACCTGACGCTGTTCACCGTCGCTGAAGGCAATCGTATAGGTACCGTTGCCGTAGTTCCAACTGGTGAGCGTTGCACTGGTGGCCGCGTTCAGAGCGGCCGTGAAGGTCACTGCGGCCGAGCGCCAGCCCACCACGGTCACATTCACGCTCGATTCGGTGAGCGTGATGGTGCTGGTATTCGGAAAGAAGCCGATGAACGTCTGTGTGGTCGAACAGCTCTTGAGGATGATCGTATGATCGATGACGATGTTGTTGCCGCCAAAACTGAACCCCGGCTGCCATGTAGAGCCGTAGGGGATGTCGTTCAGCGTGACCTGGCCGCGCAGCGTAATGCCGGTGTTACCGATCTGCCCATCGCCCAGACAGGGCCCGTTGGGGGGCGCCGGAGAGGTATCAATGCCCTCGTAAGTCATTGATAAGCCAATCATCGGCGGCGAGGAAGGGAAACGCCAGAGAAAGTTCGAGCTCTGACTCGTGATCTTCACCCCCGCAATCGCGGTGGCGGTCACGGCCACGGGCCACGTCACCAGCGTCTGGCCGTTGATGAAAGTGCCGGTTTGGGTCGACCCGTCGCTGAAGGTGAGGGTATAGGTCTGAGAGCCCGCACCATAGGCCCACGGGGCAATGAGATTGGCGCTGGTCGCCGCGGTGAGCGCGGCGGTGAAAACGCATTGCCCGGTTTGCGCGGTCGAGGAGTTGAAATTACAGGTGAGCTTGCCGATGGTGCCGTTCGCGTTGCTGAAGGCCAAGATGTCCATCCCGCCATCCGGGCGCAGCGTCGTGTAATCGACAATCTTCGAGCCATTCGCGGGCTCGACCTTGATGGAATTCAGGTACCCCGAACCCGTGCCACGGCGATTGGGCGTGCCGACATAGACCCCCTCATCGAACACCACACCCAAGTTCTGCGTGCAGGGGAAATTGCCGATGAGATCAAGGGAGTGCAAGTAAAACAAATGCGGCGGTGCGAACCAGGAGGCCGAATAGCTCACCTGCACCGTACTTGAGAACGTGCCTGCCCCGAGCGCAGTGAATGCGCCGGAGGTGGCCGAGCCGTTGACGAACGGGACCGAACGGCTCGAGCCATCGCTGAACGTGACGTTGTAGCTTTTGCTGGGGAACCCCCAGGGGGCCGAGAAGGTGATTGTCGTGTTGCCCGTGACTGGTGTCGAGGCCAATACGACGGCGTTGTAATTCTGCCCTCCCACATTGGTGCCATTGGCGTCCTGCAGATCCGAATAGCGAATGCTGCGACAGGTATTGACCTGAATGTGGGTGGCGGTCCCGACGATGCCCATATAGCAGCCATCGAGCTCGAGATCCTCGATCAAGATATGATCGGGCGCGGCCGCCGTTGCCGGCACCGGGGCACTCACCTGAATCGCGGAGGTGATGAGCGTATTGGCAAGCCATTGCGGAAAGACCGAGATGAAGCAGGGAATGAAGTTGCAGGCCGGCGCAGTGTCCGGCACCCACGCGCGGCTCTTGCCCAGAAAGTTCAAGTGGTTGGCTTGGCCGCTGATGAGGATCTGCGCACAGGCATTGGTCGCGGAAGGAAAGAGGCTACTGCCACTGCCCGAATAGGTGTTGCCCCAATTGGCCGCCAGGTAATTTTTGACGGTGGTGTCGTTGAAATTGGCGAGCGTTCCGTGATTGGAATCCGCCGGATTCTGCTGATCGATCGCGGTCACGCCAAAGGTGCCGACATACTGCACGCTGTAATTGACGAAAGTCACGTTCGAGGAATTGCAGATGCAGAACAGCGGCACCATCACATGGTCGGTGATGATGTAGCAGCCGGCGGCGAATACGATCGTGGCATTCGGGGGCACGAAAATTGCTTTCGTGATATCGGTGCCGATCGTCACCCGAACGATGCAATCGATGACAAAGGTCTTGCCGGCGGCGGTGGCCGCTTGGAGGGCGGTATTCAGTCCCGCGCGACTATCGACGCTGCCGCCCGGAGTTACACCCGCCGAAACGCTCGCGTAGACAATGCCGCTCCCGGCCCCCAAACCGGCCACCGCCGTCTGTAACGTGCCGATATTGGCGGTATTGGCATTGCCTTGAGTCGTAAGGGCAGTGATTTCCCCATCGATGACGACGAATTTGGCGTTGATCTTGCCGCCGCCATCACGGGCTTTATCCCCGTCCTTCGCGCCATAGCCGCTGCCAACGTTGACGACATCAGTCATACAAGGGGGGGGTCCTAGAAATGCAAAAACCGGCGCGTGGCCGGTTTTATACAGTGACAGTTTTTAAAGCTTGCGCCCTATTTACCATCTGACCTGCATAACCGCAATCCTTTTCGGTCAATCTGCGATGCACTTCATCTTCCGCGCATTGCGTGCGCTTCTTCGCCGTACGCCACTCGCACCCGATTCGATAAGCCATTTGCTCCCATGTTTTCCTGCGCTGGTAGCGCTGAATCAGCGCGTCACGATCCGGAAACTCGAGTCCGCAGATGATCGCTTCGACTTCGAGTACATCCGCCGGCGCATGACCGATTCCATAGAGCGGGGATTTCAGCGCACGTTCGCCAAACATGGGGGACATCGATGGGTAATCGATATTGTTGGCAATTCCCCAGCGAGCCCATGCGCGCAAGAGTTTGATGGTCGATAGATGCGCCATTTAAAGCCGCCACCAGATCATGCCCTCCAAGATCGCGCTCGCGAGCATCAGCCAGAGTATGGTGGAGATGCGGTAGATGGGGAGGCGGTTCATGGGGGCGCTCCTTGCAGTCGAAAATACGCAATGGTGATGGTCTGAGCTTCTTTGAGCCCGTAACACACAGCGACGAAGTAACCTTGGCTGCGAAGGCGGTCGTGCCACGCGATTTGGTCTGCATCAGGCTTCGGCGCACCAATGCGCTTAAACTCGATACGAAGCCCGTGGTAAGGCGCAACCGGAATATCCACGTTGACGTCGGGGTAACCCGGCTTTAGCCCTTGGCGCATCAGATAATCGGTTTGGATGGCAGCCTTGCGCCGGTCCGCGCCACGGTAGGCGCCATTCGGGATGGCATACGCGTGATCCCACAGCCGCATCCCTTCATAGCGCACGAAGTACAGCCACTGGAAATATGCTTCCTGGTCCTCGCGCTCCAAAGGCGTTGGTATCTTCTGCGCTTTGAGTTTGAGGACGGCGGCTTTCACTTCCTGCGCTCCGGGAAGTACGCATTCTTGCGATAGCGGTTGATGACTGTCTGAACGGTGTTGTGGTTGAGGTTCAACTCCCGCGCTTTCGATTTGATGGTGCCAATCGCTTGATATGCTTGGTACCAAGTGATGATGGCAAGTTCGAGTTCAAGGGGGACGTTTCTCATGCGATCGCCATTTCGTAGGTCGCACAAAAGATATCGTCTTTTATTGGGTACAGTTCGCCCTTTACGCCCTTGATGATCCAGTCGCCAGGGGCGCCGGTCATCTCGCCCTCAAGCGTCTTGATGTACAGCAGCCCGGTCTCGTGGTCGCCCAGCACTGCCCCGTCGATGACAGCTTTGGAAAGCCAAATCGGCGCGTCCACAATCTCGCTGCCCAGTGGCGGGATCTGCCACGCCTCAATCACTATCGGCTTTTTGCGAAACTTCATACGCTGACTCCATTCAATTCGCTGTGGTGTTTTGCAAGCGCCTTCGCTGCCCGCAAGCTCTCGATATCGCTCCCAATACGCGTCAAACTGCCGTTCGTTTCCAACCACGCGGACCAGCCCCGTATCCCCGGCTCAATGCGGGAGGGCGGGCTGTGGTAGGAGCGGGCTTTTAAGGTCCAGAGCATGTGGGGTACCACGCTTGCGCAATATGCCGAGCGAGCGGCAGAGGAATCTTAGCCATCATGGCCGAGGCGGCCTTCCGTTTTCGAGAACCGCACGTGCCGCGTTTCTGGTACTCGCCGTCCGCAAACCAGTCGTTACCTACCTTACGGCCATCAGGATTTTGGCCAACTCCGGAGGTCGTGTTATGCGCGATGTTGAACCAACTTCCGCCGGTATTTTTGAAGTGATCCACGGCGGACTCTCTGAAGCACTTGCTGCGACCGTCGAAACTGAAGCCTGGAACTTTTGTGCCGCGTACGGTTATCGGCATCAGCGCCGGCACATCACCCCACAGATGATAACTGCCGTAATTCCATCGTGATCGTCCGACCCAAGGCTGAGCTCCGCGGACGTTCTCAACCACCAGGGGAATATGCCGGTGGGCGGCCTCACAAGCCTCGCGCTGGATACGGAATTGCGCGTTGAATAGTTCAAGCCCAAACACTGGCGGCCCGAGCGCCTTGGCGCGCTTCCATGGCATCGCACGGTAGCTAAACTCTTGGCATGGGCTAGAGCCTACGATCAGCGCGGCATCCTTGAACTGGGATCCATGGAGCGTCAGCACGTCCTGGATGACGAGCTGCGCGGGATAGCGATGCTCTCCGTAGACATGCTGATGATTGTCGAAGCCAACCACGAAGTAGCCTTCCGACAAGAGCCCCTCGGTCCAGCCACCCAAGCCGCAGAATAGATCGATCGCGAGCGGCTTCATTGCAGGTATCTCTGGCAGGAGCGGGAGCGTAAGAGCCATTTCATGTCGTCAATTCCCCACACTTTGACCATAAGTTACCGCGTGGTAACATCGCCTTTACTGGGGGCGGCACACCGATACCGTCACTACCGCCCAGGCTCCCGCGGCACAGGTTCGGCCCCCTAGCTGCCGCGGGAGCTTTCATGCGATCACCGATTTCTTGTTCCACGGTTTGAATGCTTTGATGTCGGCGAGCGCCGGCCATGTCCCAGTGAAAGTCACCGCTCTATCGTCAATCGTGACCACCGCAGAGGGCTTCCAGCGGGCGAAGCGCACGTCGGACAAGGCAACGCCCATCGTGTCCCAGCTATTGCCAGCATGCGTCCTGAGCCAATTACGCATGGCCGTGATACCTCCGAAGTAGCGAGCGCGAGAGCTGTGGATCACGACATCCCAGCCGGCGATTAATGCGTCTTCCATGAAGGTCAGCGCTCCATCTACCGGAGGATCAGGGATGTTCCTTGCGCCTTTCCAGCCGCTCGAATAGCTGTGAATCACGCCGTCGAAATCCAAGCAGAGGATCTTTTTTCTCATGTAACCTCCGGCAAATCATCGGGCCGCTGCGTCGATAAGCCAATCGGCTGAAAACGTCGATTGAACGTGAGTTGCTGCACCCACAATGTGCGGGTTTGCCGAATCTCTTCGATCTCCGCATCAGAGAGGCGAAAGCAGCACGCAACGCGGTCCTCGGCGCCCCCAAAGTGGTAGATCGACATTGGCTCGTACTCGCCTTGATCGCGAGCCAGCGTGCCGTTAGATTTCGGAAATTGGACGGGGATCATTTGGCCACCCTCAAACGACTAGCGAGGTTTCGAATGTTTTCGCCAAGAGCGTCCCCACGTCGTACAGAGCGCTGGTCATCTTGTTCAATTCGGAGACGATGCTCGTAAGCTGTTGCTGATTCATGCGTGTGCGGTCGGAGAGCTGAGCCAGCTTGAATTGCACACTCGACAGTTCGCTGCATATGTTCGCTTGCCAGGCCAGCAAGTCTGGCGCGCTCTTGCTCTTCTTTGGTTTTGGGCGCTTCGAAACTGAGGCTTTCGAGATAGATCGCTTGTTCGAAGAAACTTTGCGGACTGAGGACGTATGGGCCCCCTTCTTGACCGCTGAGCTGGCAGTAATTCGCATATCGTTTGACCCCCTCAATCAGCTCATCCCAAGTCACTTGCTGAAGCGCCCTCCTAACCGCCAATAACAGTTTCATCCCGCCCCATCCGCACGGTCCGGAACGCTTCGGATAAGCACTTTGCAATTCGGTCGCCCACATGATTGGTATGTCATTCACTTCTGGGGCTCCTTTTGCTTCGGCGGCGAGAAGTACTTGCGATTACCCCGATTGATAGATTTACGAACCTGTTTGTCAGGCTTCCAAGCCCATGTGCGTTCTTGCTTCACAAACCTTTCTCCCATAAACAATCTTTTGAGTGGACATGGACCCCTACTGGGAAATGCCCCTCAAATCGCGTAACACCACCGGCCTACCCTGCAATGCTTCTGTCGTACTGCCGATTCGACATTCAATGTCACCGCGGCCTGACGGTCCCTTGGTCCATATAGGTACGTTTTCCCCCCTCATCACCCGGCTCAGAAGGGTCGCGCCACTCGAAGCGCTGCATCGCAAGTCCTTGCAGCTAATTTGTCGGCCAGATGCAACCGTGTTACACTTTTCTTTGCTAAGGCCCACGTAACCGGGCCGACTCCCGCGAAGAAGTCAGAAGGGGCCCTAGGCAACAACTCCTAGGGCCTTTTTCGTTTCAACCTCTGAAAATCGACGGCGCGTGTAATACGCGAGCCGCTCACCCCAATAACGTCGCGCATCCTCAGTCACCGCCGACTTCATGAGTCGATAGCAATGATCGATGAGGTAATCGTTCAGTTCGTCATCATTCTGCTGTTGTGCGGCGTGACGCACAGACGATTTTGGTGTATGTGCGTAGATGGACGCACGCATGCACGATGTTGGTGCATCGCAAGAAGAGGCCTGATCGGGATCGCTCATGCCGCGGCTGTATTGGACGACGGGGGCGGTGAAATCCCACGCCGCAAAAGCCGGCTTTTCAATTCCTGGATCTTTTCGTAGTGCTCCAACTCAACCGCTGCCGGCATACCGCGGCGCTTCCAATTATTGATGCGCTGCACAGCGCCAACCTGCTTTTGGATACCCAGCAGGCGAGCAAATGCGGTATCGCCGCCTACGGCGCTAATGAGTCGTTTGGTTTCGGACTTCGTCATGCGCGCATCTTCAACCCTATGTTTACAAAAGTCAACCGGTACGCCAGAATTAAATCACATAATATTTAAACGTACCGTTGACTTTCTGTAATACATGGTGTTTACTGACGTCCATTGGTTTCTCAGACACACCACAGGAGCGAAGATGAAGCAAGCTAAACGACAGATCCGCGCCGTACTGCTTGAGCGATGCGCGATGAGCGCAGACGGACCTGAAGAACGCGAAGCCGAGCGTCTCGCAGACGAACTCGCCGCCGATCGCCGCCATGAGGCCGCGGAAGCCCGCGCCGACGAACTGCACGATCTAATGTTAGCGATCTGCCGACCGTCGTGCACTTTGATTGGCCACGATCCGCACCCCACCAAGGGCTACTGCCGGTTTTGCGCAAAGGATCTGCCATGAGCAATCGCGCTGCCAGCGTCTTCCTGCTCGGTCTGGTGATCGTGATAGGCATGTGCGCCGTTGCCCTGATCGTATACGTGGTTGTATCACACGTCTGGCGCCTATTCAGTGCATGGCAGGATAAGCGGGATTTGCGAATCCGCAACGAGAACATCAATCGTTACTGCATGGGTTCCTTCAAGGCAGTAACCAAGGATTGGCGGCTATGACTCTCGACGAACAGACCGCCATCATGGCCGTGCGCTTTGCCCGCGATGCCGTGCGCTGCGCATCGACGGATTTCGAGCGAGCGGTAGCCAAGACCGGGCTCTATCACGCCATTCGCGCATTGGAGGCGGCCATGCCGAATGCGCCGAGCGGTGAGATGTTCTTTCGAAAGCAGGCAGAATAATGGGTACTGATTTCCAAGGCGCGCATGATTCCGTCGAAGGCCTGGTCGCTGTCGCCATGCGCATCAAGCTCGAGCGCGATCAAGCGATAGCCGCCTTGAGGCTGATTATGGAAGCGGCGCCGGACCTGTACAAGCTGATCGATGCGTTGCATGCGGCACGAACGCTGTTGACCAAATTGTGAGGATTTTATGAACGCGATAGTCAAGTCTGTCCCCAAAGCATCGACCTCGGTCCTGGTGCGCATGAGCGAGCGCTACGGTGTCGATGCCGACAAGATGCTCCACACGCTCAAGGAGACTTGCTTCAAGGGCAACGTCTCGAATGAGCAGATGATGGCGCTTCTGGTGGTCGCCGATCAATACGGTTTGAACCCCTGGACCAAGGAAATCTATGCCTTCCCAGCTCAGGGCGGGGCAATTGTCCCGGTAGTCGGAGTGGATGGCTGGTCGCGCATCATCAACACGAATCCTGAATTCGATGGGATGGACTTCGCGGAAGGTGAATTGAACGGCAAGAGCATTCCCACATGGATCGAGTGCGCCATTCACCGCAAAGACCGCTCCCATGCAATCAAGGTCAAGGAGTATTACGACGAATGCGTGCGCGATGTAGGGCCTTGGAAGTCCCATCCCCGCCGGATGCTAAGGCATAAGGCGATGATCCAGTGCGCACGCTTAGCGTTCGGTTTCGCGGGCATCTTTGACCAAGACGAAGCGGAGCGGATTGTCGAGGTGACCCCGGCCGATTTAGGGCCGCGCATGGATACGTCCGAAGTGGATCCGAAGATCGTCGACCGCTGGATTTTCGACATCACCGACATTTTGAACCAGGACAAAGAAGAATATCAGATCGCCGAGGATCTACGCGAGGTCAACGCCGCGCTGAGCCACTTCCCCGACCTGTTCCAAGTCGTGTTCGATCGGCTCGCGAGTGAGAAGATCATTACCAAGGCGAAATTCCGTGAATACCTGAAGATCCAGGCGCCGGTCAATGGCTGAGCAATCCGTCGTCCTGCCGCGCCTGATGGTCCGAGACCGGGCGATCGAGCGCATTGCGACCATCTTGAAGGGACTCTCGCAGGACCGCGCCTGGCGGGTTTCCGTGGCCGAGCACAAGGCATCCCGCAGCGACGCTCAGTGCCGCTACCTAAATGGTGTCTGCTACAAGATTCTTGGGGACGCGATCGGCTACGAACGCATAGAGGTGAGTGAGTTTCTGTGCGGGACATATTTCGGCTGGAAGGATAAAAAGGTGCCGAAGAAGCCGAGCAACCCCCTGGGGATCGAGAGCGTGCCGGTCCGCACGACCACGACTAACGCCGATGGGAAGCGCTCGGTGCTGGGCAAGCTTGAGTTTGCTGATTATGTGGCTTTCTGCCAACGTTTCGCAGCGTCCAAGGGCGTGTTCATTCCCGACCCGGATCCGGACTATGCGATGCATCGCGAAGAAGAGGCCGCATGAGTCAGGACCGCTACACCAAGCTCGCGCGCGGCCAGTCCTGCATGATTAGATTGCCAGGTTGTCTAGCCGACTCAGAGACCGTCGTCCTGTGCCACTACCGCTCGATCAGTCTCGGCGCCGGTGTTGGGATCAAGCCGCAATCGTGGCTGGGCGCGTGGGGCTGCATGCACTGTCACTCCATTTGCGACGGCCGCGAGAAGATGCAGCACGGCCCCTCACGCGACCAGATCAGGCTGGCGCATGCGGAGGGGGTTTTACGGACTTTGTTGGCCCTTTCGCAGCGACAGGAAATCGAATTGTGAGACACCGCGAACTGCTCGCCCATTTACAGCGCGTGCTGCGTAACGCCTATGACCTGAGCGGGCTTACTGCGGCGGCGTGCGGTCAATACGCCGCTGAGATCGAACAGCAGTTGGGGCGCGATTATCGCAGCGAGTTCCTGGTGAAACTGGTAGCGCACTTGGAAAAGTTCCGCACTCATCCGAGCGTGGATGTCTTGACACCAGGGCAGATACTCGACGCGATAGTCACATCAATTGCCACTGCGCACTCTGAATCGGGAAAAGAAGCGAAACATGAGCTTTGAGGCATACAACATGGAAAGCAAGAATCGGGCGCTGAGCGAATGCGAGGCCGAGATTCGTAGTCTCAGCGCAGTGAAGGACGGTGCCTATGAGGAGCGTAATCAATGCGTCGCCCTGATCGCTCGTATGGTGATCGAGATGGGTGGCTTGGCCGCGCGCTGCCCCACGGCGATTGAGGGCTGGTCGCCGGACTGGAACGGCTGCGTCTACATCGACCTGCCGACTGGACAAGTCTCATGGCACTACCACGATTCGCATGCATGGATGTTCGCCGACCTGCCGGAAATCACGATTGAATGGGACGGCCACGATACCCCCGAGAAGTATCGGCGCGTCAATGCGTGGCTAAGCTCTGCCTCTGCAAAGGAAAAAGAGCATGGATAAGGCAACGATCGCATCCGAGTGGATTGATTTTGTCGGCAAAGATATGGCGCCGAAAGCGCCAGCCGAGCAGGTTTCAGAGATGAAGAAAGCCTTCTACGCTGGCATCGCGTCTGGCCTGAAACTCGGATTGCTGCGCACCAAGGAAACCAACCTGGCGGAGATGAGGGAATACATCTTGTCCGAAGATCGGCGGCGCGCGACTGCAAAGGGAGTAACCAAATGAGTCGAGACGTTCCAACGATTGACGAACTCTATGGGCCCGGCGCAGAGGCGGCCAGTGATCTAGCTGAACACTTGGACGATCTACGCGAAAAAATGTTGGCGTACGCCAAGGCGCACGCTGGCGATTACACCACTGCGACAGAAGAAATATACGATCCGGTGATTGCGAAATTGCATGAGGAAAACAAACTGCTTGAGAACCAACTGGTTGCGGCCGGAGAAGAGATTGAGCGTTTGCGTGGATGACTGATGAAGAGGCAATGCGAGAAATCAAAGCTGCTATCGCCTTTTACGAGGAACGAGGTGCGTCATGGCTGATGATCGTGAGTTACTTGGCAGCGAAGGCGACCGGCCATTGGCCGCCGACGACGCCGTTCCGTCGTTTGCGCTCAAGCCCATCGACTGCGCGAGGCTCCAAGAAATCCTCAACGAATATGGACCCTACAGCAACGGCCAAACGGCGGTCTTCTGGCACGTCGTCGGCGTTATCGGCTCGCATCGCAAGTCGGAAGATCCAGAGCAAATAGCACGAGACTTCACCTCGCAAAGAAGAGATGAACATGGCTGATAAATATCGGTGCTACGGAAAGGATGGCTTCGGTCACCCATATGATGCGCTCAGCATGAAGGACGAGTACGGCGAATGGGTCCGCGCCGAAGACTACGATGCTACCGCCGCTGACTTGGCCGGGTTAAGACGAGAGCATCAGCGTGTGTGGGAAGAAAAGAAGGCGCTAGAGGCATCGCTGTGGGACTTGATCGATATGGTGGGACGTTATCCTCATCCCACTGAGTCGGCAAAACTTACGAAGGCTCGTCGGCTTGTACTGGGTGGAATGTCAGATGAACATGGTTAAACGATATACCTGGTGCAATGCGCCAGAAGGTCACCACGAAGTCGTGCTGGCGAAAGACTACGATATCCTCGCCGCCGAGCTGGCCGCATTGAAAGAGCGACATGAGTTTAAGTCGAACCTCACCGACCGCATCCGCGAATTGGAGGCGGCGCTGCGGGACATGGTCGAAGCCGCAGAGATTGGCAAGGTATTTACGAGTGGCTCTCGCATAAATCCCGTATTGCTGAGAGCTAGGGCCGCTCTGACAGCACCGGAAACGAATTGCACGTGCGCCGCACCTGTGGGTATGCCGCACCTAGACACGTGTCGGTCCAAGTACTTAGCACTGGAAACGCCAGAAGAGCAATGCAGCGTTTGCCCAGAATGCAAAACCATCCTCGGCTTTCACCAACCAGAATGCTCGCGGTGGAAGGCGGAAACGGATGCGCAGCAATATCGGGATCAATGTGGTGGCTAACTACGAATCTGATCGGGGAGGAAAGTAATGGCCTACGAACACTTGAGCCGCCGGGAGCGCAGAGCTATGTCGATCTTCGCAAGGGAGGAAGCGTCGAAGCGCCCGGCAAAGCTCACGCCGATCCCTTACATACGTTGGCCGGTGAACTACAAAAACAATCCAGAAGCGCCGACGCAGGCGTGGGAGAGCCGCAAGTATCTATGCCAGCTATACGATGTCACGCCGTTCCAGGGCATCGATACACGACGCCTGAGCATCTGTCGCGTCACTTTGCAGAATGACGGCATGTGGGAAGCGAATCTCGAATGGGATGAGTTGATGGAAGCTAAACGCCAGTGCGGATTTGGCGACTGGTATGCGATGGAAATCTATCCGCGCGAGCGTGACATCGTGAACGTGGCCAACATGCGCCATCTGTGGTTACTCGCCGTTCCGCTGTCGATTGGTTGGTTCGCCCCGAGTGAGGGAGGTGTCGAATGAGTGCATGGGAAGCGATGACCGATTTAGCCGACGTGATAGCTGAGCAGTTAATGGCTGGTCGCGAAGATCAGCGGCCAGCGTCGCTGGAGCTTGCGGGTGCAATTCAGGAGCTAATAGAGCGCGTCATCGAAGACAGGACGGGCGCGTGTTGAGTGAGGAAGTGAAACCATGAGCGGTGACGTTGCCCTCGGCTGTGATTGCTTTACCAAGGTGAACAGGCTGCTTAGAGAGCACAACACTGCGGTCGATTTGTGCGACACCATCAACATGAAGACCGGCAATTTTGAACGCCGCATGGTAGTGCCGACCAAGCGCATTGATACCAAGAAGCGCAAGGGACCGATGCGAGTGTTCGCGACCTACTGTCCGATGTGCGGCGATAAATATCCGTCCGGGTGAGGAAGAGAAGGATGGATCTTGATACTTATTTCGCCGTTTACAAGTGGATAGCATCCATATGCATTATTGGCATGATGGTGTGTCTCGCGGTGATTATCGCGAATCGACCAAAGTGAATGAGGGAGGAAATCCGTGATGCCCATCAATATCATTAAGCTCGCTGAAGCCAAGGCGATTTTAGCACTGGCGATAGCTTGGCTGTCCCCTACCTGACGGTGGTTCGGCAGGGTCGTATGCTTGCATACAGCGCCGATCCGCAGGAGATGGAGATATGGCGGGCGGCACAATCTACTTCAGGAGCGGACAAATGAGCGATATTGATCCTGTGACGATTGCGCGCTGCCCGCGTTGCGGCTCACTCCCGCGGCCTACTTTGATGGGCCGCACGATATGCGTTCGCTGCGGAGGTTTTGACGTGCCGCAGCCACCACCGACAGCGCCTAAGCCATGAACTACGTCGTCCGCATCACCGGCCCTGGCGTTGACCATCAAGTGATGGTGAACTCCATCGAGGATTTCGAGGGGCTAGAGTTGATTATCGCCAAGATGCGCAAGCACTTTGACCAACAGGCTACATCCGGGGCCAAGCATGAGTGAGTTAAACGAAGCTTTGGCCTTGGCCGACCGGTTGCTTGACGAACCTATGGCCGATCCCGACGACGACCTGCGGACGCTATCACGTCAACTCGCGCGTGCCCATGAAACTGCGGTGCACTATATGCGGCATCGGGACGCGCTCGCGGCACAAAACGAACGGCTCGTTAAGATTCTCAGCGCAATAACGCTGTGCCTTCCGCCGCCGCTGGTAAAGCTTGACGATGGCAGAACGATGCAGTTTATCGATCCAGATCCCACGCGCACCTTGAAACTGCTACAGAAATCTATTGAGCAAGCGATGGCTGCTGTCGACACAGAAGGAAAGGCACCATGATCTCTGCCGAAACCGTGATCAATATAACCAACGGCACGTTGTGCAATAAGCGGAAAACGACCGTGACATTGAAGCGCGCAGAGTGGCAGATTTACAAGTACATCACGGAGTTGCGCGAGAAGGCTGCCGCCAAGAAAGACTCTTGGGCACCGGAGTTCGGCACGTGACGCAGCAGTGGATATGCGACCGCTGCGATGCGGTGCACGACTTTGAGGAAGGCGAGGAACCGCTCGCGCATTTCTACTGCACGATTCCGACGCCCAACGGACGCCCGTTCAAAACAGTCTGCGGCGGAACGGTTCGACCAACTGCCGATGGAAGGGGTGAGCATGGCGACTAAGCGCAAAAAGACCGTTGCCGAATTGGAGCCGCAACTAATGTCCCTCAAGGAATGCGCCGCCCTCGGTATCTCGCGTGTTCGTCAGCCCAATTGGTCACACAGGATGGATCATATTGAGATTCACATCGTGCGTGACGCCGCCGGCAATCCGACCGGGCAATACGGGCCATGGCTGAAACTCTATTCGCCGTTCAACGCGCCGATCAATGGTCGCGACCCCGTGAGCTTCCTGTCGTTCTCCATGCCAAACGATCTGCCGAAGATCGACCCTGACGCTAAGGGCCTATTCCAGTACTTCGGGCCGCTGCCTGACTCTGCCGAGTACCAGGTAGAAAGCATGCGTTACGCCG